GAGCTTGTGGCGTTGCCGGTCTGGCGTGGTCTCAACGGGACACCGACAAGTCAACGTGCGCCGCTGCGATTAGCCTTGGTTCAGGCATGGGATAATCGGTTTTCGGCGCCGCTTCGCTGGGCGCAGCTACAACGGCAGGCATTGGATCTGGGAGCGCGTCCAGGTCGCCGGCAGAACACGGCGTTTTGGTATGAAAACCTATAAGAGACCAACGACAACGCGCGTCAGGACCACAAAGCGTGGTGGTCTTAACCTGGACGAGAAAAACCGCGCGCGTTATGAGGTGCGCGAACAGCTCCAAACCCTTCTAGAAACTGAGGATTTACCAGCTTCCGCACGAGTGACAGCTGCTCGAACGTTAGCGGAAATGGAAGGTCTCATAGGTCGTCACCAAGCAGTGCCAGAACGCATCAACAAACCGGTGTCATCTTTGTCTCGTGGCGAACTGGTATCGGAGCTTGAACGCCTTCGCACACTCCATGGGCTTGGTCTCGTCTCCTAACCCATTGGTCTCGCTTACCTTCAGCCTCCCTCATCAAGGGCATCCGACACCTTCCGCTTGTCCCGGGACCACTGCCGCCGGGCCTTCCGCTACCCCCCGGGGGTGCCCGGCAGGCCGCGTTTAACCTATGATTGACCTAGCTACCTAGGCGGGGAATTTATAACTTTTCCAACCTACTAGCCTTGTGTAACCGAAGTGGCATTCATGGTGTCATTGGGTTTTAGGCACGGTTTAAGGCCCCCCCGCCCCGCCGTAATGCCGCGGTCGCACTTATCCTGTCTCACCACACGGGCCGGAGTGTGCCTTGCCTAGGGGCACGCGCACCCGTGATCGGGCCTTTTCTTACTTGAGGCAGACCTTGCGTGAGCAAGGCGGCCGGCGGGACCCCGGGGGGTAAGCCCGAGCTTGTCATTCTACGCCGGCAACTTCGGAGCCTGGGTACACTCGTCCGGTCAATATACCGCAAAGTTTGTCGTTTTGTCTTGTCAAGTGTAGTGTACCCTCGATTTATCCGGGGAAAACGACAAATGCCGGTCCTTGACAGGGCAAAATCCCAAGCTACGCCTCGCTCTCCCCAGCCCAACCCGCCGGTTCGCCAGTTCTCCTTTACCGATTTTCAGACCAATAATCCCTCGGCCCCTCTCCCGGCCGACCGCATCGACGGCGAGATCGACCGCACCAACAACGCCCTCTCGGACACCCTCGACTGGGTCTCGGTCTCCCTCAACTCGGATGGTAGCCTCAAGCCGCAATCCGTTGGAAAGGCTCAACTTCAGCCCGGTCTTTTTGACCAGATCGCGGCTCCCGCCCTCGACGAGATCCAGGGTCTGGCCAACTCTGCCAGGGCGGCTGCCCGCGAAGCTAGCGCAGCTTCCCAGGAGGCCGATGCCTCGGCCTTTGCCGCCGCCGCCCAGAACGCCCTGGCCCTCGACGCCTCGGCCAGATCCTCGTCCGATGCCCAGGATGCCGCCTCCTCGGCGGCCGAGGCGGCGGCCTCGGCCAACGCTGCCGCGGCCAGCGCCAATAACTCCAGCAATTCCGCCAACTATGCCGACCTCGCTGAGGCCACCTGCATCGATTACGGGGTCCTGACCCAAGCCTGGGCCGAGCACATGCCGGATACCATCCCGCCCAATATCCTGGCGGTGATGGACGTGACCGGCGATCACTGGTCCTCGCGCTGGTGGGCCAATCAGGCCGCCCTGATCATCGCCCAGGGCACCCAGGCGATCACCTATATCGGCGACACCCCGCCCCCCGCGGTGCCACCGGTCAAAGCCGGCGCCATGTGGTGGGACAGCATCGGCGGCCAACTCTATGTTTTTTATGACGATCCTTCTGCCGACGCGGGTCAATGGGTGGCGGCGGTGAACCGCGTTGGCCCGGCCGGTCCCATCGGTCCTGCCGGCCCCACCGGCAATACCGGGGCCCAGGGGCCGCCGGGCACCGGCAGTGTCGCCGGGATGACCATCGGCCAGATCCCGATCGCCGCCTCGGCGACGGGTATTGCGGCTTCGGCCAACCTCTCCGGCGATGTCGTCAGCACCCCCACCACCCTGGCCACGACGATCCAGCCAAACGCCGTGACCACCGCCAAGATCCTCAATGCTGCCGTCACTTACGCCAAGATCCAGAACGTCGCGGCCAACCGTATCCTGGGTAATTCCACCGGCACCCCGGCGGCTCCGGCCGAAATCCCGCTGCCTCTGGCGGTGGCGCTGGGCGGGACCAACGCCAGCACCGCCCCTTCCGCCTTGACCAGCCTGGGTGCCGCCCCGATCGCCAGCCCCTCGTTCACTGGTGGCGTCACCGCCACCGGCAATTTGACCGTCACCGGGCTGATCACCTCGCAAGGCGGCAGCGCCGGCCAGGTTTTCGAGGATCGTGCCGCGCCGGGGACCCAGTGGAACTGGTACGCCACCGGCGGCAGCGCCAGGCTGTGGCAGACTTCCGACCGGTTTACCGTCACTGCCGCCGGCAACGCCGGCCAGACCGGGCCGCTCTTTACTGTCGCTAACGCCACGACACCGCGGATTTTGCTCGATAATACCACGGCGGCGCAGCGTTGCGGCATCGCCAACGGCAGCGGCAGTTTCTATGTGGGCAATTTCGATGCTTCCGGCAATTTCACCAGCGAGTATGCGCATTTCACGCTGACGCAGTCGTTCAATTCGAGTGCGGTGTGGACCGCGTTCAGCGACCCGCGGCTGAAGCAGGATGTCGCGCCGTACACGCGGGGCCTCGATGCGGTGCTGGCGCTCAACCCCGTGACGTTCAGATACCGGCCGGATACCCCTTTCGCCAAAGGCGCGGAGCCGTCCGACCCGCTCCTCGGCCTCTTGGCGGACGAGGTCAAGCCATATGTTCCGGAGATCGTCGGGGACGCCGTGATCCGGCTGGCGGCCGGGGACGTGTCCGTTTCGACTTTGGAGCCGGGCAATTTGATCTACGCCTTGATCAACGCCGTCAAGGAGTTGTCGGCGAAAGTCGCGGCGCTAGAGGCTGCGTGATGCTTGATTTCCCCGCCGCCCCCACCCTGAACCAGGTCTTTACCTCAGGCACCCTGACCTGGCGCTGGGACGGCGCCAAGTGGCAGGCCGGCGGCAGTGCCGACCCGCAGGCGATCATCGTCGTCGGCGTGACCACCACCTTGCCGGCCGACTACGCCGGTTTTGTCCGGGTCGAGAACCAGGCGGCGGCGCCGATCACGATTACATTGCCGGCCTCGCCGATCTCTGGCCAGGAAATAACCCTCAAGGACTGTTCCGGCAACGCCAGTGTCTACCCCATCACGATCAACGCCGCCGGCAAATTCATCGAAGGTTCCGCCACGATCGTCCTGATGTACAACTACAGCTGGGTCGATTTGTACTACACGGGATCGCAGTGGGTGCAGACATGACCAGGCTCCTGGCGTTCCTTCTTTGCCTTTTGCTGTTTGCCCCGGCCTGGGCTCAGCAATTATCGCAACCGGCCCCGGCCAACAGCGTGCCGAGCAACGCGGTTCTCACCGCCAGTTCGACCGCTGCCTTCCCGAACGGGGTCTGGCGCAACAGTCTTGACGCCACCAGCAGCGCGCCGCCGTTGTTTTTCAAGCCTTCGCCGAGTGCTTGTCCGCTCTATGCCGGCGCCGGCGACAATGGCAGCCAGGTCAAATCGGGCGATAATAAATGCTGGCTGGCAGTGCCGCCGGTCACCGGCTACGCCGTGTCGCAGTTCGGCGCCAAGAACTCGGCGACGGCAGCGGTAAACAACCAGGCGATCAATGACGCGGTCAAGGCCGGATGCAACACCAGCGGCATGACCGGTGGCACCCTGCCGGTGTTGATCGACGGGCAGTTCAGCATCGACGGCACGGTCGGGCCTTTGAATTGCAGCGGTGCCTCGTTGCTGGGGATCGCGCCTTACGTCTCGGCCATCAATTGCACCGGCACCGGCACTGCCGATTGTGTTCAACTGGGGGCCTTTCCGGCTAACCCGGCGACGAACTGCACCGGCTCGTCGCAGCCCGGCACTTGCCTGACCCCGACCGGCAACCGCATCGCCAACCTCGCCATCGACGCCCGCACCCGCACCGGCGGCTATGCGATCTCGATAAACGGAGCGGCGGAACCGCGGCTCGACAATCTTCTGATAAACGGGTGGAAAGTCTTAAACGTCACTTATGTCGGCCACGCCTACATCAACAACATCACTTCATACATGTGGTCGACCAATGCCGCCGATTATGGGATCAACCTTTACAACCTCGTCACAACCGGATCGGGTACTTGGTACAAGGCCGATATCGTCAGCTTTAGCAATTTCACGATACGGAGCCTGACGCAGGGTGGCGCCAACTGTATGCTGATGGACGGCCCGGTCGAGACCATCTGGATCAACAGCATGGCCTTGCTGGCGTGTCGCAACGGCCTCGACATCCTCAACACCCAGGCTCAAACCGTCGAAGGCTTCTACCCGACGTTTATTTATGCGCGCGATCTGGAGATCGACGGCGCGACGAACAACGCGGTCAACATCAATGCCGGGCGCAACATGGTGTTTTCCGAAGCAAACTGGAACGCCAACGCCGCGCCGGTGAGTTGCGCCGCCTGCCGCATCCTGAACATCGCGGCGGATAGCGCCAAGTCCAACACCAGCACGATCACGATCTCCGACAGCGAACTCCACAACGGCCCGGCCGCCGCCGCGTATATCCAGGCTCTCGACGTCACTTTCAACAATGTGCGGATGCACGATCTCTGCTGGGTCGGCACCCAATGCGCCGCCGCCGGCGGCGACAGCGCCGTTCAGATTTTCTCCGGGTCCACCGGCATCCGGGTGGTCAATTCTGTGCTGGCGCCGATGAACGGTGATTTCCACGCCAGCAAGATCGTAAATGGCGTTTACCTGAACTCCGGCGTTTTGCAGAACATCATTATTGCCAATAACGACTACCGTGGCACGGCAACGACGAACACGTTGACCTCGAACATTATCAATTCGACATCAAACCCAGTCTCGTTTTACGGCGGGATCGGGTGGAACAGCGCGCCGATCACGGCGTCGAGTTGTGCCCTGTTTCAAAAGATGCCTGGCTCTCCTGACGAGCCGGGGGTCGGGACCAGATGTTGAGGGAGACCAGATAGATGGCTGTTGATCTCGAAACTGTCACCTTGATGTCAAGCTACCGGGTCGGCTTTCTGCCGCCGGTCTGGGGCAGCCTGGCCCCGGGCGAACTCTACATCGAGGTGATGCCGCCGGATGCCCCCGGTCCCCCTCAGCTTTGGGTCGGGGCGCCTGCCTATGCCGAGGTTCCGGGCGGCGCCATCTCGCTGGTCCCGACCGGATTGGTCCTGGAGCCACCCCCGGCGGTCCCGGATGAACCGCCGGTCAACGTCGACGTCCCGGCTGTTACCCCGATGACCACCGCGACGGTCGGCGATATCCTCAATTGCACGATGGGTAACTGGGACAACGAGCCGACCGATTATCAGTATCGCTGGCTGCGCGACGGCGCCACCGGTGTTGGCACCGACACCAGCTACACCACTGGCGCGGCCGATGCCGACCACGCGATCACCTGTATCGTGACGGCGGTCAACGCGATCGGCATGACCGAAGGCCCGCCTTCCAATGAAATCCTCGTCGAGGCCCCGGTGACCCGAAAGGGCTGAAAGGAACTGAAATGGCCAAAAAGCCGAAGACCGGCGAGACCGAGGTGGAGACCAAATCGCCCCCGGAAGACCCGGTAGTATCCCCGGCTACCGTCTTTCCTACGCCGCCGCACCCGTCGCCGGGGATCTGGCGCGTTCTCAAACAGGCGTATCGCGAGTATCACGGCGGTCCTGGTGCGGTCCTTGTCGTCACCACACCGGCGACCCACGCCGCCAGCGCCGTGACCCCGGTCTCCGGCACTTTGGAAGTCGACGCTTCCTGCGTCCCGATGCCGGCCGCGGTCACCGTCGACCTGATCCAGGGCGGCGCGGTCAAGGCGACCCAGTCCGCCCCGACCGCCGGCGGTAACCCGGCGACCTATACCACGACCTTCCCGGTCAGCGTCTGCGTGGCCGGGACCGCGACCGCGCGGGTGTCGTCGGTGGTCCCGCTCAAGACCTTCACCACGCCGGCTTTTACTTTGACCTGATGTCGCCTGATCTGGCCAGGTACGAGGCGGTACTCAAGCGCCTGATCGCGGTCACCGAGGCCGAAACCTCGATGCTGGCTTTTACCAAATTGATGATGCCCAGCCCGAGTAAGCCCGATGACCCGGACTTCTCGCGCTATGAAGTCCAGCGTTTTCACGAAGTCATCTGTGTCGCTCTCGAAGAACTCGAAGCCGGTCGTATCCGCCGGCTGATCATCAACCTCCCCCCTCGCCACGGCAAGACCCAGCTGGCTTCCAAAATGTTCACCGCCTGGTTCGCCGGCAAGCACCCCGAACTTTCAGTGATTTTCGGCACTTACAACGAGAAGTTCAGCCAGGATATCGGCCGCGCGGTGCGAGACATCATGCTGTCGCCGGCCTACGCCCAGGTCTTTCCACAGACCGTGCTCAAGGACGACAGCAAAGCCTCAGATCGGCTGGAGACCAACGAGGGCGGTATCCTCGCCTTTGTCGGCCGCGGCGGGACTACCACCGGCCGCGGCGGCGATCTGCTGTGCATTGATGATCCGATAAAAGACCGGATGGAGGCCGACAGCCCGACGATCAGGGACACTCTCTGGTCCTGGTTCACCCAAGTCATCGCCTCGCGCCTGATGGACGAGACCGGCCGGATCATGCTGATCCAGACCCGCTGGCACCAGGACGATCTCATAGGCCGGCTGACCGATCCGCATAATTCCTACTACGATCCCGAGGAGGCCGCCGAGTGGCATATTATCGACCTCCCGGCCCTGGCGTTCGACGACGGCAAGGACCCGTTGCGGCGCGAAGTCGGCGAACCCCTGTGGCCCGGCCGTTTCGGCAAGACCTACCTGCAATCCTTGCAGCGGCGCGACGTGCGTGGCTTTTCGGCCCTCTATCAGGGGCGGCCCTCGCCGGCCGGCGGTACTTTCTTCTCCGTGGATTGGCTGCAGACTTATCGACCGAACGATCTCCCGGACAATCTGCGCTGTTACGCCGCCTCGGACCACGCCGTCGCCCTTAAGCAGGGGTCCGACAAGACCTGTTTGATGGTGGTCGGGATCGATAAGAATGACGTGATCTGGGTCCTCCCCGACCTGGTGTGGCGGCAGATGAACGCCGAGCAGACCGTCGAGGCCATGCTGCGGATGATGAAGCTCCATAAGCCCCTCTTCTGGTGGGCGGAAAGAGGCCATATTTCAAAGTCTTTGGGGCCGTTCTTAAGAAAAAGGATGCTGGAAACTCATGTGTTTTGCTCGCTGATCGAGATGCAGCCGATCGCCGACAAACAGACAAGGGCGCAGAGCATCCAGGGCCGCCTCAGTATGAATAGGGTGAGGTTTCCCGAAAGGGCGCCCTGGTGGCCTGCGGCCCGGGATCAGATGCTGAAATTTCCTTATGACAGTCACGACGATTTTGTCGACACCATCGCTTACATAGGTTTGGGTCTGACACTTCAGGTGTCGGCCAGCGACCACCGCGCGACCACCGAGGACAAGCCCCTCGAAAACACCTATGGCTGGCTGAAGATGCAGCGTGACCAGGCCGAGCGCAGCGTCAAACTTGGCTTTCGGTCGGGAGGCTGGTGATGATAATCGAAATCCTGTTTGTGGTAGATCTTTTTCTTTGGTTTTTGAGTTGTCTGCCGGTCCCGCAGATACAGTCGTATGGCTGGGCTAGTAATTGGCTGGCGTTTATTGCGGTGTTACTGTTGGGCTTGTTCATCTTCATGCCGGGGATGAGGGCTTAAAGGCCGAACCATGAACGGTTTTATCGGGCAACCTTTACCTGGCGACCCAGCAGGACCAGTCGGCCCACCCATGGGTGGTCCCGACCCCGGCCAGTTGGTCACCCAGGACCAGAGTTTTGTCAACCGGGAGAAGCCCGAGCCGGAGGAACCACGCCGTAAGTTAGTCTCCCGGTGGCAGAACCGGGTCAAACGCGGCAAGCGTCACTGGCGCAACCAGTTCAGGCGTATGCGCGAGAACATGGAGTTCTGCGAGGGCCGGCAGTGGCCTGATATGACCAAGAACGAGAAACGCGATGACCGTTATGTCGCGAACATTTGCATAAGGCACGTCCTGCAGCGCACGGCTGAACTCTATCCAAACAACCCGACCATGCGGGCCAAGACCAAGCCCAAGCTGATCGCCACTACCTGGGATGGGTCTTCACAGAGCCTGCTTCAAGCCCAGCAATCGATGATGATGGGCGCCCAGACCGGGATGATCGACCCCAACGCCATGGCGGTCCTGCACGACGCCGCCCTGGTCAAGCAATTCGACAACATGATGGCGCGGGTCGGCAAGACCCTGGAATTGCTCTACGAGTACAACATCCAGGAGCAGACCCACTCGTTCAAGCAATCGATGAAGATGAGCATCCGGCGCTCGATCATCACCGGGGTCGGTTACGTCAAGCTCGGCTTTCAGCGGGCGATGCGGATGTCGCCGGAGATCGAGCACCGCATCGCCGACATGAGCGAGCGCCTGGCCAATATCGAGCGTCTGTCGGCCGATATGGCCGACGACGAGTTCCAGGCCGACAGCGCCGACGCCGAGGAACTCAAGATCGCGATCCAGAGCCTGACTGCCGAGGGTCAACTGATCGTCCGCGAGGGGCTGACCTTCGATTACCCCGACAGCACCAGCATCATTCCAGACCCCCGCTGTCGG